GATTACTTAATAGACTATTCAAATAATTATGGTAACGATAATATAATATTCGTATGAGAGCAAAAATCACAAACAAAAAAGAGTATTTCTTTAGGCACTTTGAACTTAGTAAGGACTTGAAACAAGAAGAGGCTTGGAGGCAATTAGAGGCGGAGTTTTACGAAGACAATGGAAAACCTTTGTACACTACTTACGAATCCTTTAGAAGCAATAAAACTCAATACTACAAGAACAAAGCTAATAGGTAGTGAATAACATAATTTGAAAATGTTATTGTAATTTGATTATCCTCATAAATTAGCGTATTACATTTGTACGCATTATGGGGATAGTAACCGACATTAAAGAGTTTGTTAATTATCGCAAGAACAAAAGCGAGCAAAGGAGTATTTCCTCATTTAGTGGCGTGCCTGCTAATTTCACAGACTTTTATACGCAATTATCTTCGTGGTTTGGCCTATTTGATAACAAGGCGGGAGTTGCGGTAACTCCAGAAAGCTCATTAACTATTAGCTCATTCTATGAGTGTGTTAATGCAATCAGCGAAGACATAGCTAAGTTACCATTTGAGGTTTTACTTCGTAAGGACAAAAATTATTATATGTTGCCGAGCAACCCTGCCGCGCGACTATTCTCTATACGACCAAACGAGTTTACAACTCCAATAGTATTTACTCAAACTTTATTAAAGAGCGCTTTAATTCGTGGCAATGGTTACGCATTTATTGAGCGTGATGCGGATGCAACTCCTATAAACTTATATTGGTTAAGGGATGAATGCGTTACTCCTGTTTTAAAGAATCGTAAAATGTACTATGTTGTATTAGATACAACGGCAGAGATTAACGGCACGTTTACAGGCAACGAAATACTTCATATCAGAGGCATGGGAGATGGCTACATAGGTAAGAGTGTGGTAGGTTACGCAAGTGAATCAATAGGTAAGGCAATAGCTACTCAACAATTTGGCGCTAAATTTTTTGCTAAAGGTGGGTTTAACTTATTGTTAAAGTACGCTGGTATAAAAGATGAAACCAAACTAAAGCAGGCTAAAGAATCTTTTATGCGCTCGTTTGAAGCGGATGCAGTAGCGGCAACAGGTACAGGAGTTGAAGTTGAGCGCATAGCGGTAACTAATAACGAAGCACAATTTATAGAATCACAAGATTTTAACGTGGCAGATATAGCGCGCTGGTTTAGAATGCCTTTATTTAAGCTACAAAAAGATACAAGCGCAACAAGTGAAGCTCAAGAAATAGCTTATGTTAATGACTGCCTAATGCCTTGGATTATTAGATTAGAACAAGAGATAAGAGCTAAACTTTTGAAGGAGAATGAGAAGTTTTTTTTAGTGCCGAGGTTTGATACTTTTATGCTATTAAAAGGCGATTCTCAAGCTCAGGAACGTAGAGCAAAAACTATGTTTATGGTAGGGGCTTTGAAGCCTAACGAAGCTAGGACAATGTTTGGCCACAATACAATAGACCAGATTGAATTAGACGTAACTTATTTACCTGCTAATATGCTACCAAGCGACCAAGTAAAGGAGTTTTGGCAAGGTAAGCAAATTCAACCAGAACAAGTAGATTTGGCAAGCGTTGACAGCTCTGGAAGTGGCAACTCAAATAATAATATTAAGTAATGGAAAAGGAGATAAGAAGCATACAAGGTAACGTAGAGTTGCGAGAAGAAATGGAGGGAGAAAAAGCCTATCCAATGATTGAAGGATATGCGCTTTTGTTTGATAATGAAACATTCATCGGCGGCGCTGGTTATGGCTGGTATGAAAAAATAGAAAGAAACGCTCTTAACGGATGCGATATGTCAGACGTAGTGGCTAAGTTTAACCATGATCCTAACTATCCATTAGCGCGTACAGGAAGCGTTAATAATCTTATGTTAATGGTAGATGAAAGAGGTCTTAAATACTCATTCAGAGCGATGAATGAAGATGGCGAGAAGTGTGCTGAAAACATAAAGTTAGGAATTGTGAGAGGTTCATCATTCGAGTTTAGCGGTTCAACCTCGACTTGGACTGAAAACTATAAAGAAGAAGATGGCTATCAATATGAATTGAGAGTTATAACTAAGATAAACACTCTTCACGATGTTGCACCTGTCTTGAACCCTGCTTATTCGCAGACAACCGTAGAACTTAAATCACGCCAAGCAAAGCAAACAAATGAGCAGCGCGCATTAAGCATTTTAGATATTAAAATTAAATCAATTAAAAAATCATGATAAAATCAAGTAAACACTTAAAAGAAGAGAGGTCAGCAGTTGAAGGAAAGATTGCAGAACTTTCAAAAAAAGAAGCTCGTAACGATGCCGATAACACAGAGTTAATCGACTTATTCGAGCAAAGAGATAACCTTAACAAAGCTATAGAAGCTCAGTTAATGGTTGAGAAAAACGAAGCAGACCAAGCAGCAGCAGAAGCTCGTAAGGCAGGTGCTAATGGTAGCGGATTCGACTCTAAAGCGAACGAAAAAAGAGAAATGGGAAAAGTATCTTTGACTAAGTTAGTTTTAGAAGCTGGCGAAAAGCGTCTATCAGGTTTAGAAAAAGAATTAGTAGAAGAAAGTGCCGCAGAAGCTCGTTCTATTGGTTCAACAGGTGGAGGCGTTTATCTTTCAAACGATGTAATCAACGCTATTTATTCTAAATCAGAAAAGCGTGCAATGGTTACTTCAACTGCAATTGCAGGAGGTAACTTTATCCCAACTGAAAAGGTTGGATTCTTTGAAGCTTTATTTGCTGCCACCGTTCTAAACGAGTTAGGCGTTCAATCTCTAACAGGATTAGCCGCTAATACCGATATGATTGGTTTTACAGGCTCAGTTACTAGCGCTTGGGCATCATCTGAAATTGGAACTCAAACTCCAACTGATGCAACTACTGCCGCGCGCGAATTAAGACCTAAATTGTTATACGCTGCTTGTGATATTTCACGCAGATTAATGATTCAAACTAACGATTCAATTGATAGATTCATATTAAACAATATGATTCAATCTATGGCGGTAGAATTTGAAAAAGCAGTAATCAATGGCGGAGGTTCGACCGAGCCAACAGGTTTGTTGACTAGCGTAACGCAAACTATTGCTTTAGGTGCTACAGGTGGAAATCCTTCTTATGCTAAGTTGCTTGAGTTGATTCAAACTGTACTAAGTTCAGATGGCCGTAACGTAAATCGCAGATTTTTAACTAACCCTAAAGTGGTTGCTAAGTTAAAACAGACTGAATTAGATTCAGGTTCAGGCGCATTCGTTATGGGTTATAACGGAGTATTCCAATCACAAATGGGAGTAATTGACGGATACGGAGTAAGCGTTACTGCTAACGTACCAAGCAACCTTGGTAAGTCAACTACTACAGGCGGTTTATCTGCTATCGTGTTTGGAGATTTCAGTCAAGTTGTAACAGGTCAATTCGGTGGCGTTGAGTTAATCGTTGACCCTTACACTAAGGCAAGAACAGGACAGATTTCATTAACTATGAACTCGTTCTTAGATTCAACCGTATTACAACCTAATGCTTTAGGCGATATAGTTGATATGACTACTACTTAAGATAGTTTGTTTCATAAGTTGTTAATTGTTAATTATGGGGAGGGTTTAGGCTCTCCCCTAATTTAAAAAAATATGAAAGTAAAGTTTATTATAAGTCCTATTGGCGCTTTTGGTTTAGCTTATAGCGAAGGTATGGAAGCAGACCTTAACGAAGGTCAAGCCGAGCAATTAATAGAAGCAGGTTACGCTATTTGCATTGATGAAGATGTTAAGCAAACTGCCGTATCAAAAGAGGTTAAAGAAACTCCAGAAAAACCAAAGAAAGGTAAATGAATTATAGCTTAGTAACAGGTCCAACGTCAGAGCCGATTAGCTTAAGCGAAGCTAAAGAGTTTCTTCGCGTGGATTCAAGTGTAGAAGATACTTTAATTACTGCTTTAATCATAGCAGCAAGGCAACAAGTTGAATCTGACACTTGGAGGGGATTAATTACTCAAACTTGGAAGCTAAGCTTAGACAAAGACGAAGTTAAGATATTTATGGGATTGAGTAAGTGTCCTGTTCAATCTGTAACTCATATAAAGTACTTTGACCTTAGTGAAATTCAACAAACACTAAGCACAGGTAGCTACCAAGTTGATAGGCTAAATGAACCTGCAAGAATTAAATTAGATTCTTTGCCTACTATGTACGATATGATGAACGCTTTAGAGATTCAGTTCGTGTGTGGTTATGGAGTAGCGGCAAGTGTTCCTGAGGCTTTAAAACACGCTATTAAATTACTTGTAGGACATTGGTACGAGCACAGAGAGGCGGTAACTCCTGGAGATATGCGCACAGTTCCAATGGCCTATGAATCTTTGATAGCACCATTTAGGGTATTGTTTTACCCTTACACATAAATTGCGAAATAGAGCAGAGGCAGCTCGTCAGATTCATTATCTGAAGGTCGGGGGTTCGATTCCTTCTTTCGCAACTAATATAAAAAATTATGATAAAGACAATTCCAGACGCGGCAGTTCAAGTAACGCCAAGCGACACTAATTACATAACCGATATAGAAGGCAATAGAACTTTTGGTTCATTGTATATCGGCACGAGTGGCGATTTAGTAGTATTGCCATTTACTCATGATGACACAAATAATGCATCCACAACAGGAGTAGGCGGTGCAATAATCTTTACTAACGTGCCTGTAGGTTTCTTCCCAGTAAAAGTAAAAAAAGTATTTTCAACAGGTACTACTGCAAGTGGTATCATTTGCCAATTTGATAATTAAAAAAATAAATATATGCCACAATTAGGAACAGCAACGGT